CATATTTAGCAATACAAATGCCATTTAAATCTTATGAAGATTATGATGGAGTTGGAACTTATACAACAACAGGTAGCACTGGAGCAATGCGCATTCTTATACAAGCAAACGATAATTTAATGTATTTGTACCCACAACCGTTAATAAATTGGCCTATAAATACAGGTGGAACATTAGTAGTAAGAGGTCAAGTAATGTTATCTGTTATAGCCACATATTAAAACCTATTCTTGCCATAATGCTCGGATAATATTTCTTTGAGCAGATAAGATTCTTTGGTGCCAGTCCTTTCGACTTCATCAAAGAATTTCTTTTTTAATTCGCCTGTTAAGTGAGCAGTTACGCGAGCTTTCGCGGCTTGTTTCTTTTCTGCTATATCGTTTTTAGGATTCGCCATTTTTAAATATTAGTTACTAAACACCACAAAATTAGTAACTTATTTCGATTCAACTGCAAATATGTAACGATTTTTGTACAATGAAAATTACGAACATATCTAACGAGGTTGCCACAATGCTTATCTATAAGCATATTGGCAATATTGATGGTATGGATAATGGCATTAACGGTGCATTTATCGCGGAGGATATTCAAATGCTTAACGATAACTATTCGGATCAAGTTAAGTGCATTAACATTCGTATCAATTCGATTGGTGGAAGTGTTGCCGATGGGCTTTCAATTGTTAGTGCAATACTTAATAGTGCTATACCTGTAAACACTTATATTGATGGCATGGCTTATTCAATGGCTGGTGTTATTGCGATATGTGGCCAAAAGAAATACATGGCCGATTATGGCACATTTATGATGCACAACGCAAACGGTGGAAGTGATGAAGAAGTGTTGAATTTAATCACAAATAGTTTAGCAAAGATATTTGAACGCAATACAAATCTAACATTAGACAAGTGCAAAGATTTGATGGCTAAAGAAACGTGGATGACTGCCGAAGAGTGTATGAATTTAGGCATAGTTGATGAAATTATAGAAACAAAGAAAATGAAGCCTGCAATGAACGCAACAGTGCGCGAGTTACACGCTATATACAATAAAGTAATAATTAAAACAGAAACCAAAATGAATAAATTAACTGATTTATTAAAGCTATCTAACGAGGCAAGTGAAGAAGCCATTGTTGAAGCGGTTAACGCTAAAGATGCAAAGATTGCTGAATTAGAAGCAAGCATCGAAGCACAGAGCAACGAATTACAAGCGTTGAAAGATGCTAACAACGAAGCCGTACAAGCAGCGAAAGTTGAACTTATTGAAAACGCAATAAAAGAGGGTAAAATTGCTGATGCAAGTAAAGAAATTTACTTAACTTCTAACAAGTCTAACGATGAATTGAAAGATGTGTTTAGCAAGCTTACACCTGCATACACACCCATCTTTGAAAACAAAGCAAACGCGCCAGCAGCAGTTGCAGGTCGTGAGTCTTGGACTTTCAACGATTGGTCAAAGAATGACCCAAAAGGATTAGCAGAAATGAGAAATAACGATGCATCATCATTTGAGGCATTAATTAACAACTTGCCTGCTAATTTGTCACCAAATTACAACCCTACAACAGATAAAAAATTCTAATCATGGAAGCAATTTGGAACGCAAACCCAACGGTTAATATGCTATATTGTTTTGAGGATGGCAATTGCTTCATCAAACATAGTGAGGCAGCAAGTTATGCGCAGTCAACCAATAATGCTTATGTAGTAAAAGTAAGAGAAACAGAAATAGAAAATAAACCAATAAAAACAAATAAAAAATAATGGCAACAATCAACAACCCATTCAGCGCAGCAGGCACGTTAACGATTGCTGCCACAGGCACAACTGCCGCAACAATTAGCAACAACGAAACCGTTGTTACATCGTTAACTACCTTAACTGGTAACGCAACACTTGACTTAACGCTTTCAAGCGAATTAAAAGCAGGTGCAGCATTACACATTAAAGTAAAAACAACCGCAACAGAAACCTTTACTTTTGGCACTGGCATAGATGCTCCAGTAGTTACAGGAGTAGCAGGTAAAACATGGACACAATCATTTTGGTATGATGGAACTATTTTTTTACCATGTGGCGCAAAAATTCAAATAGATTAATTATTCACGTAAAAACACAAAAACAAAATGGCATTAATAAAAGAAATTTGGGTATCAGATGTGCAAGAAGCATTAAACAGAAATGCTGACTTCTTACCATACTCAGTAGATCATTCAGCGTATATCGCATTTGGAACTGTACACGTTCCACAATCAGGTTCAAACCCAACAGTGGTTAAGAATCCTGCAACTTTCCCTCTTTCAATTAATGAAAGAACAGATACTGACCGCACTTATTCATTAAATCAATTTGCTTTAGAGCCTGTATTGATTACTAACTTGGATGAATTGCAAATAAGTTATGACAAAAGACAATCAGTTTTAGGTCAACAAATCAGCACACTTACACAACGTATTGGCGATGAAGTTGCTATCTCTTGGTCTGCAACAGGTGCTTCTAACATCGTTGGAACAACAGGTTCAGCAGTTGCTACATCATTAGCACCCGGTGCAACAGGCACACGTAAGGCAGTTACTTTAGCTGACATCGCTTCATTAGCAAACAAGTTAGATAAGGACAATGTTCCAAGACAAAATCGTAAGTTGTTAATGTCAACTGATATGTTTTGGGAGTTATTCCAAATCAGTGATGTAATTAGAGCATCTTACAATGGTTTCCAAAACCAACCAAACGTATTGCAAAACGGTATCGTAGCAATGCTTTACGGATTCGAAATCATGATGCGCCCAGTGGTATCAGTTTATGCAAATTCAACAACCGTTCCTAAAGCTTTCGGTGCTGCTACTGCAACAACTGACAACCTTGCTTGTATCGCATTCCATTCTACAACTGTTGCTCGTGCATTAGGTAGCATGACACCTTTGTATGATAGTGGTTCAAATGGTAACGGTAAGCCTGAATATTTAGGTTCAATCTTCAACATGGAAGTAATGTTAGGTTCTGCGATTTTAAGAGCTGACATGAAAGGTGTTGCTGCTTTGGTTCAAACTTGGGTATCTTAATATTAAATAAATTATAAACTAAAGAGGCCTACCCGCTATAATGTAGGTAGGCCTTTTTTAATACTAAAAAATAAATGGCATTACCAAATATAAACTTTGTCAAAAGTACAAGCGGTTTAGGTAGAGCATTACCCGGCACAGATTACATTTCGGGTTATGCACATTACTATCCAAGTGGTGGCACATTACCAACTGGCTTTACTTCAAGCGACAGAATCAAAAAAATATTTTCAGTTGCAGATGCTGAAAATTTAGGAATTACTAATACACATTTAGGAGAAACGGCAGCGGTAGCAAAGTGTGTTATTAGTGGCACACTTGCAGCAGGCAATACTTTTACAATCACTTACACAGGCATTTTAGGAATTGAAAATGTGCTATTTGATTACGTATTAACAAGTGCCGATGCAGTAAGTGCAACAACGGCTGCAACAGGTATTGCAGCAGCTATAAACGCGGGAACACAAACACATGGCTTTAGTGCAACAAATGTTGTTGCTGGTTCACCAAGTGCTAATTTACTTGTGACAACTAAAAGCGGTGAGGGTATTTTTCCAAATAGTGGCACACCTTACGCATCTATTTCAAGATTAGGTGGCATCGTAGGAACATGGACACAACCAACAGGCAGCAGTTCAACAGTGTTAGGTGTTGCATCATGGATTGATACATTACATTACCACATTAGCGAATATTTTAGAATACAAGCCAAAGGCGAATTGTATGTTGGTCTATACGAAGAAGAAGCAAGCACATACACATTTGCAGCATTAACATTAATGCAGAATTATGCAGTAGGTGCTATTAAGCAAATGGCAGTGTTTGAAAAAAACGTAGTTTTCGCAGCAGCACAATGTGCAGCATTGCAAGCTATTGCAACTGCTAACGAAGCGGTTTACAAACCGATGCAAATCATGTTAAATGCTGAAATCAGCGCAACAGGAAGCGTTGCTACATTAGTAGACCTATCAACACAAACTGCGCCAAATGTAAGCGTATGTATTGCACAAGATGGTGCAAACGATGGATATTACATCTACAAAGCAACTGGCAAATCAGTTGGTTCAATTGGTGCGATGTTAGGTGCGGTATCTTTAGCAGTTGTAAGCGAATCAATCGGATGGGTAAGTAAGTTTAATATGGCATTAGGAAGCGAATTAGACACTATCGCATTCAGCAATGGTCAATTATACACTGCCCTTGCAGATAGTCAATTTGAGAGCTTGAATAACTACTCTTATATTTTCTTACGCAAGTTAACAGGCATCACAGGATCTTATTGGAGTGATAGCAAAACAACTGTTACACCTACAAGTGATTACTCTACAATCGAAAACAATCGTGTTTACCAAAAAATTACACGTGTAGTTAGGGCCAATATGTTACCTGCATTAAGTTCACCATTGAGAGTGAATGCAGATGGCACTTTGACCGCAGGCACAATAGGTTATTTTGAAACATTAGCAAATAATCCATTAGTACAAATGGAGGCCGATGGCGAATTATCAGCACATAAAGTTATTATTAATCCAGCCCAAGATGTTTTAGCGACAAGCACATTAGAATTGACATTGCAGAATGTTCCTTTAGGTGTTGCAAGAATCATTAAAATAAACGTAGGCTTCGTAAAATCAGTATAAAACATGGCAGCAAATGGACTACCGTTAATTAACGGAAAAGCGTATGAATTCGCAGATATTACTTGCATCATACTTGGAACACCAATCATAGGTGTAACCGCAATCGAATATGGCGAAGAGGATGCAACCGAAAACATCTACGCAACAGGTCGTTATCCTGTTGCACGCGGGTATGGTCAAATCACACCAAGCGCAAAGGTTACAATATTAATGAATGAGGTAATGAACATTGTATCTGCCGCACCAAATGGCAGAATCCAAGACATACCAGAGTTTGACATTGTTGTAACATTTACAGATGCTAATTTGATTCCTGTTGTGCATAAGATTCGCAATTGCAGATTTATGAAAAACATGATTGCTTCTGCAACTGGCGATACATCAATTCCGATGGAATTAGATTTAATTGTTTCACATATCGAATTTGTTTAGTAAATTTGTGCAAACCAAATCAAAAAACAAATGAATAATATTGAAGAATTAAAATCAAAGTATGCAGGTGTTGAAATATACACATTGACTGTATTAAACAGACAAGGCGCACCTATTACCGTTCACTTGCGTGAAATGGATAGGATTGCTTACAAGACCGTTAGCGCGTTAATTGCTAAAGATGAATTGATGGGTGTAGAATCGTTTTTAAGAACACTTTGTGTTGAGGGCGATGTGAATGCTATTATCAGTGATTTTAAAGCGTTACGTAGCGCAGCAAGAACAATTTTGCCGATGTTAGAAACCGAAGCGGGTGAACTAAAAAAAAATTAGATTCGGCAAAGAAGTTATTTGAAACGGATGAGTTTGCGCGTCAAAATGCACTCATCCGTTTTTATTATCAACAAGACCCAAACCAAATGAATGATGAACAATGGGCAGAAGCTATTGAAAGCATTATGTGGGTGTTAAAATTTAACGGTACAATTCAAGACAAGAAATGAACAATTCGGTTGAATACATATTAAGCCTTAAAGATAAGTTTAGCAGTGGCATTAAGAGTGCTACAACTAACACTGAAAAACTGAATGGTGCAGTAAACCAAGCGCAGAAATCATTAGGCAGTTTAGGTGGCGCTTTAGGTATTGGTTTAGGTGCTGCTGGTATTGTTTCATTTGGTCGCGAGGTTGTAAAAAGTTTAGTAAATTACGAATATTTTTCAGCATCATTAAGGACATTAATGCAAGGCGATGCTGGAGCTGCAAAAGCATTAGAAACGCAATTAGTAGCATTAGCCAAAACAACACCATTTAGTTTACTTGAAATTCAAGATGCAACAAAGCAGTTATTAGCCTACGGATTCAGCGCAAATAAAGTAACTACTAACATTAAAATGCTTGGTGATGTGGCTGCTGCTTTAAAGATACCATTTGGTGATATTGCGTATTTGTATGGCACGTTAAAAACGCAAGGCAGAGCATTTAGTAAAGACATTAATCAATTTACAGGTCGTGGTATTCCGATTGTTGCTGAATTAGCAAAGCAGTTTGGTGTTGCTGAATCTGAAATTATGAAAATGGTTGAAGAGGGCAAAGTCGGCTTTAAAGAAGTTGAAAAAGCATTTCAATCAATGACAGCAGAGGGTGGCATGTTTTTTAATATGATGGAGGAACAAACCAAAACTGTTGGGGGAAAAATAAGTGCATTGGGTGATAGCTATGAGCAGTTAAAAGTTAATATAGGCAAATCGCAGGACGGAATTATAGCAAGTTCAGTATCTTTTGCAGATAGGTTAGTAGCAAATTTATCAAGAGCATTTAGCGAATCAAACCAAGAAATTGAAAACTTTGCTAAATATGGTGCTAAAAAGTTTAAGTCAAGTTTTAACCCGCTTTCATATTTTGAAATAGGCGCAAAGGCAGAGCAAGCGCAGTATCAAAAGGCATTAAATATGATGTATGTTGATACACCTGCGCAAACATTAAACCAAGC